TTAGGCGGCAGCACCATCGGTGTACGGGTTGAACTTGTCACCGACCTTGGCGCCTTCGGTGTAGGGGTCGAACTTGCCAGCGCGGGCCAGCGCGCCTTGGGTGTACGGGTCAAACTTGTCGCCCACCTTGGCGCCTTCGGTGTACGGATCAAACTTGCTCCCCGCCTTCGCGCCTTGCGTATAGACGTCGAAGCGTTGGCCGACTGCGGCGCCTTGCGTGTACACGTCGAACTTCGTGGCGGCCAGTGCGGGCACGGTGGCCAGGGCGATCAGGGCTGCAATCAGGGTGCGTTGGGCTTTCATGATGTCTTCTCCGGGATGGGCGCAGCGCGTCGGGCAGTGGCTCGTTTCGAGACCGGTTTTCGCTGCGGCGCCGCATTCGATGAAGTCATCGTAGGCGAGCCTGTTCAGACAATAAATGTCGCGACAGACAATTTATTGTTGTGATATCTGGAATTACGGGAAAACCCGCGCCAGCAGTGGTTTGGTGGCTTACAGCAAGGCTTGGCGGCTTTGTTTGCGCAAACCAATCATGTGACTTTTTCAGCAAAAGCCAGCGTTGTGCGCTGAACGAACCACCCCGATTGTTGCATCTTTCTGCGTCGCACAATCGCTGCGGCCTGCGCGGGGGATTGTCATTTCCGGATACAAACGCGCACAAGTGCGCGCGTGACTCTGTGCCACACTGCGCAACATTCCAATCGAACGTACGCACGATGAAACGTCTTCTGCTAGTGGCTGCCCTGCTGGGCGCCGCCCTTCTCTCAGGCTGTGGCGTGGTTGCCGCGCCGTGCCGCGTAGCATCGGCCGGCTTGAAAATGGTGCCGCTGGTCGGGCATGTGGCCGCCGCACCCACGGACGCCTGCGCAGACATCATCGATTGAGGGCTGCCAGCGCGATGCTGGCGCCCGGGCAAGCCGCTACATCGAACGGTTATTGAGGCTTCGCCGCCTCCATCTGCCCCGCTACCCAATCCTGCAAATCCTTCAATTGCTGGGCGTTGGCGTGGAAGGCTTCAGCCTCGTGCTCGTGCTGGGCTTCAACGTCAGAGAGGACAACGCCACTGGCGGCTTCATCAAGGAGGCCGGCGGCGGTGGGAAGCTCGGCGCGATTGGCGGAGTTCCACATGCCGACAAAGCGGCCAGGGATACGGCAAGCAGCATCGTCGTGCACAACGACTTCATGGGGTACCTCGCGGTCTCGGTAGAGGATGCGGTCTCGGAACACGGTCTGGATGCGCGTCTGGGCTTGCGCGGCGTGGTCGACCACCTGGGCGGTGACGTTGGCTTGGCGGGTTTCGGTTTGTGCGGCAGCCACCTTGGCCTGCAGCGCTTGTGATCGCTCGACATGCCGCCGATGCAGATCCCCCGCGCCGTAGCCAAAGCCGAACGCCAGCACCAACGCGAGGATGGCGCCGCCCCACAAGCGCGGATCAAGCAGGCTCATGACGCGGCCCCTCCTGCAAGCACGGCGCGGGCGCGCGCCCACAGCGCACGTCGATCGTCGAGACCGTTGGTGCCGCCGTTGATCCGGCGCGTCAGTTGTACGAAGGCGGCGTCGGTGTCCTGATCCGCAAATCGATTGAGCCCATTGCGCAGCCAGAACCATGCGGCCGATGCGGTGGCGTGCTCTGGCAGTTCCAGCAGCTCGGGCTGCGCTTCCAGATCCAAACCCAGGGCGATGCCGCAGGCACGGTAGTTGGCGCGGCCGGTGATCTGGATCAGGCCGCGGCCGAGAAAGCGCTTGCCGTCTCCGGGTTGCGTATTGCCGAGATCTGCGCGGCCCTCGTACCCGCGTTGCGCGGGCGTCGGGCCCCACAGTTCACGCACGTAGCGCAGTTGCCCCGATTCGTGCCCGACCTGCGCAAGAAACGCGGCGATGCGGGCGGGCGTGTTGATCTGCCGAAACAGCAGTACGTCGGCCAGGACGGGCGCGAACACATCGGCGCGCCCACCGGCATTGGGCATGACGGCGCGCAGTTGCGCCGCAGTCAGAAGCGGTTCAGCCATGGCTTGCCTTGTGCATGGATTCGCGCACGTCGTCGACGACCTCGGCGAGGTCGGCATCGCGCCGCTTGTTGATGAAGTTGAAGACCCAGCGCACAACCGCCCAGCCGGGCAGGCCGCAGACGAAGTAGATGCCGCCGAGTGCCATGGTGCCGTTGGCCGAGCCGATCCAATGCGCCACCCCGAAGTACTGGATGACGGTGGCCCCACCGCCCACGCTGGCGATGACGGTGGAGATGAGCGCCACGGCCCACTCGCCGCGTGCGCGTGGCAACGTCATCACCATGACGACGATGGTGGCGAGCGCGCTGGCGGCACCCGCCACAGCCGCAGACCCGCCAAGCGCCTTGAAGGCCGCCGCGCCCGCAGCCCCCGCTGCGGCGCTGCTGCTGATGGGTTCAGACATGGTTCCCCCGGAAAAGAAAAAAGCCCGCGCGAAGGCGGGCTGTGTTGCTGAGATGACGGTGCTTACCAGGTGATGGCTTGCACCTCTTCAATGCTGGTGGCGGCTTTGATCTTGGCGACCAGGTCCGCGTACTTCTGCTGCGCGGCGACGCGATGGGCCAGCCAGTCGGCGTTGACTTGCTGGAGTTGCGCGGCGGTGTGCGAGGTGAAGGACCAGTGATCGCCATCCGCGCACCAGAGCGGGATGGTCCAGCCCGGCGATGCGGTAGCGGCTGCGCTGACTGCGCTTTGCAGGTTGCGTTGGTCGTTGTCTTGGGATGGGTAGGTGAGTGCGACGCCTAGGGCGGAGGAGGTGAAGCCGGTGGTCAACGCGTCGGCGCAGGCGGTGCTGAGTTTGATGGTTTGCATCGTGCGCGCTTGTACAAGCAGTTCCTCAGCGGTCGGGGGCAATGGCGCGCCAAGTGCGCCGTCCACCACCGTGTAGCCGGGCTGATTGATGCAGGCAAGCCACTCGTCTTGCGTGATCTCGATGACGTTGGTCACACCTTCGGGGACCGGGCTGTCGATGCTGTCGTAGTAGGCCGTGATGTGACCATTCAGGTCATATGCTGCGAATTTTGCGGTCATGATTTAGCGCCCCATTGCGATCCAGGAAACGACGTCTGCGGCCCAAGAACCTTGACCGTTGGAGTTACCGATCTGGAATTGTGAAAGCGAAAGAACATTGACTCGCCCTGTATATTGGGTATTGACATTGTTTGTCGTCACAACCATTGAATAGACGTTGTTCGGAAATGCGATCGGGAATGAATACGTTTGATAGGAAGCCGTGGTTCCCTGGTTCATCCCCCACTGCAAAATCAAACCGCTAGGAAGCTTCTGATAGCCGTTACCTGACAGGATGGAACCGAATGCGCCTGAAGACAGCACTAAATTTGCGGACCCATCAACGGATAGCCAGACTGTATTTGCTGAACTTCTTACTAACGTCAGCGTATCGCCGGGACCAATAACGAGAGATGTTGCCGACGCATTGATCGTGTCTGAACCGGAGCGGGCCAGCGTAATACTGTATGAAGTGATATTCAGGAATCGAAGGACCGTACCGACCGAACAGGCGGCCACTAGTGGAAGCGTTACAGCAAAGTTCGAAGTCGCATTTTGAAAAACGACAAGTTTGTTTGCATATGTGGTATCCATAGCTGCCGCACTGCTGATTGCAACCACGTCGGCTAACGATGCGCCATTCTGTTTAACGAAAGCCGTCGTAGCCACCTTCGTACTGTTATCAAACTGCGCCGGCGTCACCCCAGTGGTCAACGTCTGCCCAGCACTCACCCACCCATTCACCCCATTCGACACAAACTGCACCGCCTCACCCGGATTCAGCGCGAGGCTGTTGGCGCTGCTGCCCTGGCCGAACGCGAGCGTATCGGTGCCATTGCGCGTGACGGTGGTCGAGCCGCTGGCTTGCATGTACGTCACGCAGACGCTCGTGCCATTCGGGCAGTTGGCAGCCGGCGGCAGCGTGATGGCTTGGCCGGTAGCGGTGACGTTCACCAGTGCGCCGAGTGCCGCCGTGGTGAGCGTGCTCGATGCGGCGACGTTCTGGATGCTGGAGTAGCGCTCGCCAATCGCCGCCAGGAAACCGCCCGTCGGTGCAGTGGGCGCGTTCGGATAGGCGGTGATGTTGGCCGCCGTGATCGCGCTCTGCCCATTGGCCACGGTGATGATGGCGAGGCCAACGTAGCCCGCCGTCACTGCAGGCGTCGTCTGCGTGCCGGTGGTGGCGGCCGTGCCGGCAACGAGCTGCAACGACACCTGCCCCGCACGCGTGGTCGGCTGTGCATTGCCGCTGCCGCCCGGCCCATTGAATGCCTGCGACGGATTCGCGCTGTTGTAGTACGGCAGCACGACGTTGTTGATGTCGTTCTCCAGGTACGCGGCCTGGATCAGGTAGTTCTGGCTGTAGCCGGCCGTGGCGGGCGCCGAGAGGATGAACGACTGCGCATCCATGAGGATGCCCTGCTTGAGCAAGCTATGCGTGGTGTCCGCCGGCAGCGCGCTGTACGCCGTGCCATCCACGTTGGCGAGCTGGTAGATCTGGCCGGGGTTGACGGTCACGCTCATCGACGCGGGCGTGGTGGGCACGCAGCCCAGGCCCGAGACGACAGTGGACGTGCCGAACAAGTCCGAGCACAGCTTCGCCAGCCCGATCATGGTCTGCCGGTTGGTGTTGAGCAGGTCCGTGGTTTGCGGCACCTGGCCGCTGTAGACAATCTGACGATCCAAGACTGTTCTCCAAAAGAAAAAGCCCAGCGGGTTGCCGGGCTGTCGGTGGTGAGGAAAAACGCGTGGGTGCGCGCCTACGAACTGATGCGCGTCCAGATGATGGAAGCGGCGGGCCGCACCGATTCGATGGCGGCGTAGATGTCGGCATCCGACACGGTGTTGCTGCTCATCGACGGGTCAACATATTCGCCTTGCGACGGCACGCTGTAGCCGGTGGTGACGATGCTGTAGCCAGCTACGTTGGGGATGCCGCTGCCGAGCGGGCGATACGCCTGCACGAACGCCTGATACGTCAGCGAGACCTGCCCGTATGCGCCGGCCATGCCGTAGCCGCTGTTGGGCGCATCGTAGGCGCCGCAGTCTGCGGGGCGGCTGGGCTCGATGATGGTCGGCGCGCGCCCGGTCAGGTCCGTCAGCACGCGGATGATGGCGTTGCGTGTGCCGCGTTCACGGAACAGGTTGGCGACGATGTTGGCGCGGAACGATGCATCGGACTGGCCCGTCTTGCGCCGGATCGACAGGCCGAAGAAATCAGCCGCAATCATGTCGAGCCAGCCATCGGTGGCGGTCAGGATGCGCGTTTGCTGCTTGGCATAGGCATACAGGCCGTAGACGTAGGCACCGCTGTACGCAAGGCCCTGCAGCAATCCGTTGAGGATGGGCGACTGCGCCACATCGCCAAACCAGCGCGGCAGATACCCTCGTATGCGCGCGAAGATGTCTTGTTGGTCACCGGTTGCCATTACGTCACCGTGATGGAGTTGGCTGTGGTTTTGATGACTTGCAAGCTCGTGGCAGGCAAGTCCGCTGTGCTGCCGTTGAGCAACGTGCTCGTGACGTTGGTCACCGCCGGTGACGCGTCATACGCCACCTGAGCCAGCCGCGAATACGCCAACGGCGTACCTAGTGGCAGGCTGTTGATGTAGTTCAGCAACGCCGCCTGCACCTGTGCCGCGATGGTCTGATGCGTATAGCCCGCAGCGGTCGCGATGCTCATGGAGACCGTCGCGTTCACCACGACCGGCCCATACACATAGAACGTGCTCGTCACTGGCCGCACCGCATCCACCGCGTTGCTCACGCTGGCAAGCAACGTTGACGTGGGCGCGCCCGTACCGTCATCCACGATGACGATGAAGGTGCCGTTCTGCGGCAAGCCGGCGTAGGTCTGGTTCTCCAGGATCACGTAGGTCAGCCCCTGCTTGACGCTTGCGATGGCGGAGCCGATGGCCGTCTTTGTGGCTTTCGACAGGCTCGCCACGTAGGCGATGAAGCGCGAGCGGAACGCTGTGTCAGGCTCGGCATCTGCGCCGTTTACGAACGTGGCCGAATTGCTGACGGTATCCACACCGGAGATCGCACCGACGATGGTGGATACCGCACCCGCCACCGCATTGCCTGCCGCACCGGGCGTCGCGGCTTGCACCGGCACGGTCGCGCTGGCGGTGCCTGCAGCAATGACATAGCCGCCGAGCGTGGCGCTATACGCAGGGTTGGTCGTATCCACCACTACGTTGAACTGCTGCGTGCCATCGCCCGTCTGCACCATCGCCGAAAGCGGCACCAGCACCTGCTGCGTGACCGTGAAGCGCGAGAAAGTCACGCTGCCCGTGGCGGGCACCGCCGCCAGGCGCGTTAAACCGAAATCGCTCATCCACGAATCGAGGTCGGCCCCGCTTGAAGTGGACGCGCGCGTAATGGCCATGACTTGCAGGATCAAACCCTGCAGCCACACTGTGACCGCCGCGTTGGCCTCGACGACGGCGCGCAGCACCGACCCGACAGTCAAGTCGACCAGCACCTTGGCATAGCCCTGGATGGCCGCCACCTGGTTGCGCACGAGCGTCACCCAGTCTTGCGTCTGAATGGACATATGGATCACTTGCTCACATTGAATTGAAGGGACACCGGCTCGCGCGTGATCGCGCTGCTGTACAAGATGCGCACGCTCACGCCGCCGGTGATGGCCGCCACGTCCACCTGCGGCTCGGGGCTTTGCGCAACGCCCGCTTCCTGCAGGATCTGCGCGCGGATGAGCCCGCGCAGCGCCGGCACATCAAGCGTCTCGCCGATCTTCTGCGGCAGGCCTGCGCCGTAGTCGGTGTGGAAGATGTAATCGCCCGGGTTGGTGACGAGGCGCCGCACGATGCGTTGCTGCGTGCGCAGGTCCGCGCTGGCAAGGCCCAGGTCGCCAGTGGGTGACACGGTGACGTCGCCGCCCACCCAGTGGTTCACGTCGTTCAGCAGTTGCTGCGTCATGCCACGCTCCCGGTGTTGCTGGACCCGGACTGCACGCCGGTATGGCGGTGCGTATCGTCAATCCGATGGCCATTGGCCGACACCTGCCCACTGAACTGCGTGTTGCCGCTGATGCTCATCGAGTTGCCGCTGCCGTTGTTGCCCGACACCGCCATGCCCGCCTGGCCCGTGATGGTTTGCGTGACCACCAGCGTGCCGTCGATCTGCACCGGCCCCGTGTGATTCCACTGCGTGGCCTGACTGGTGAGCGTGCCCGCGCTGATGAGCGTGACCGTGCCGTCGTTGTGGAACTGCAGCTTGGAGCCCGAGGCATGCGTGAGAAAAAACTCGCCCGATTGCGCACCGGTCGGCCGCGCCTGATCGCTGAACAGGCGCGCGCAGATGACACCGTTCTCGATGTCGCCGCCCAGGAATTGCACCTCCACCTGATCGCCCGGGCTGACCGGCGCATCGATGCCCCAGCCATTGCCGACCCAGGCAGTGGCAACAGGCATCCAGCCGGTCAGCGAGCGCTCCGGGTCGGCGGTGTCTTCAGGTTGGAGGCGCACGCGCGCAGAGGCCGTGCCAGGGTCGTAGCTGGTGACGATGCCCATGCGGTTCTCCGCGCGACTGGACTGCGCCATCATCGCGGCGAGCACCATCTGGTTGCGAAGCTGTTGAATCATTGGCTCGTGTCCTTGTTGATGTTCTTGGCCGACACCTCCATCACGTAGCCCTCGCTCAGGCTCATGCTGCGGGTGATGCTGTCGATCAGGTAGCCCTGGTCGAAGTTAGTGCCGGTGCCGGTCAGGCTGACGATGTCAGTGGGTGTGAGCAGGTGGTCGGCAGGCAAGCGCGCGCGCAGCTTCATTTCGTGCTGCGCGACCTCGTCGAACTTCTGCTTGGCCAAGCGCTTGACGCCAGCTTGGTCGATGCCGTTACGCTCAACGGTATGGGTCGGCTTTTGGCCTTTGCCACCGCCAGGCGCATTGCTGTAGCGGGCCGTGAATTTCTTGCCTTGCTTCGCATTCCACGAACGCGCTTCCACCGTCACGCCCTTGGCCACCGTCAGGTCGCGCGACAGTTGCAGGCTCGACACGTTGGCGGCCGGGTTGCCGTTTTCGTCGCGTGCCCATCGCAACTCGTAGGGCAACGCAGGCCCTTGCAAGCGCGGCGCGAAGTAGAGCGTCTTGCCACTCACGTAGCAGAGGAAGTCCTCTTCGCGCGCCAATGCGGCAAGCAGGTCCCACTCGGTGCGTTGCGCCGTCAGGCTGACGTTGTCGTGCGCGTAGGTCTTGCCGATCAGCCGCTTCGTCTCCGGACCAACGGCTTGCAAGCCGTGTGCCGCGGCCAGCTTTTCAGCAACCTTCGACGCCGTCATGTTCTGAAACTGCAACGTCACCTGCGCGTCAATGAACAACGCCGTCAGGTCCCGGCCGCTCAGCGTGAGCTGCGCGGAGACTGGGTCCAGTTCGACGCTATCCACACGACCATAGATCAGGCTTTGCAGCGTGGTCTCGTCGTACTGCAGCGGATTCGGCGGAAAGCCGGCAAAGATCTCGACCTCTAACGCAAGCTGGCTGGAAAACCAGTTCGCATCGCGATCGGGCGGCAAGGCACCGGCGGCGAGCGTGATCTGGAACGTATCCGCCTGCTCATACGAGTTGCTCAGGACCGACCAGCTCACACATGCCGGCACACGTTCGCCGCCCACCTTCACGATCGTGCGGGGCTGCCGCACATCGGGTATCACGGGTAGCTTGTTCAGGCTCATAAGAAAAAAGCCCCGCATGGCGGGGCTGTCCGGTTGATGAGAACGGCGCGCTATGGATTGGGCAAACCACCGGCCGTGTCTTTGTGGGGCGGCACGATCAGGGTTTTGACGCCTTGCACCAGGGGGTCCCACAACAGCTCGGGGTTGGCCTTGGCGAGGCTCGTCCATGCCATCGCGTCGTCGTACTCCTTGGCGGCGAGCTTCATCAGGTCACCACCGGCTGTCACCACATGCTTGGCGCTCTTGTAGACCGACGCGATATTGGTCTGCATGCGGCCCGCAACGCGATCGAGCTGAACCAGCACGGGCAAGCTCAGCGCCGAGTTGATCTGGCCATTGAGCTTCGCCACCTGCTGCGCCACCGGATTGTTCGGCAGGATGCCGCCCAGCGTGGCCACCTTCATCAGCTCGCTGTTGGCGGAGGCAACCAATGCCTGCGCACGGTCCCGCACGGCCGTCACCTTCTGCAGCACGTTGCTGAGCGTGGACTGCGCAGCGTTGGCAAAGCTCGCCACCGTGTCGATCGCCGAGTTGGCCGAGTCGATCAAGCTGGATAGTTTGCTGTCTCCGATGGTGCTGGCCATGTCGGTCATGGCTGCGGCGTCGCTTTTGACCAGGCCGTCGATGCCGGTACCTTCATCCGGCATCGTGTACTTGGACATGTCACTCGACACCTCGCACGTGATCTTGTAGGGGATCTTGTAGGCGCGCTGGAAATCCGCGCGAAACTCGCGGATGACGACGATGTAGCAGATCTCGGACCACTGCAGCACCAGTTCCTTGCCGCTCACGCGCAGATCGTCCAGCTCGCGGGCGCGAGCGAGTGCTTCTGTACCGAGCAGCCAGCCAGACCACTCGACGGGCGCACAGAATGCCCCCATCGAATCGATCACCCGCGTGCCGCCCACCAAGTCATGCATGGCCAGCTTTTGCGTGCCGCCAAAGGAGATGGTTTCGGGAATTTCCAGATCCTTGAATTGGAAATTCTGTCCGAGTTTGAGAGTGAAGTCGGCCATGGTTGATCAGAGTCCGGATGGCATGAGGTTCATGCCAGTGTTGAAGTTGCTGGCGCCGGTTTGCGGGCGCGCCAGATTGCCTTCGATCTGTTTCCAGACCACCTGGCCGACGGAGCGACCGTCCATCGTCACATCGCCCTTGAGGTAGATGAGCTTCGTCTCTGGCACCTTCACCGTACTGCTGGCAGAGTCATTCGCTTGCTTTGCTGGCGAGCTAGCTGGACTTCCTTTTGCCCCTTTGACTGCTTGATAGATCTCCCAGCCTGTCAGAGCAACGCCCGCTGCCAAGCCAATCGGCCCCAATAGCCCCAGTGCTCCTCTTGCACCCACTCGGCCAAGGATGCCGAGCGCTCCTCTAGCGAGCGGCGACCTGGTGATGGCTCCCATGGCACCCAGCGCTCCTCGCGCCAATCCCCCGCCCATGCGAAGCGCAGACGCGCCAACGCGGCCGGCGACTTTGAGTCCCATGCCTGCTACCCGCCCAAGAAATTTGCCTCCGCGCGTCGCAACCGAGCCTGCAGCGTTCAATACCTTCTGCAGTACGCCTTTGCCAACACCGCCCTTGCCTCCGCCGCCCGGCAAAGGCAACGAAGAAAGCGTCGAGCTTGCCTTAGACAAAAAGGTTAGGCCCGTAGCCAGGGCCATGAGTGTCTTCGTTGTGCCTGGATTCTCCTGCGCCCACTTCGTGATGCCATCGAGCATGCTGTTGAACTTCTCCAACCCCGAAATCGCCAACGGCAGGATGTGCTCCCCAAGCGCGATATTGAGGTTCGTCTTCTTGGCTTCGTAGTCCTTCAACTTGCCTTCCAGCCCTTCGTTTTCCTTTTCGTAAAGCTTGACAGTGCCCGGCCCATTCTTGGCGTTCTGCAGATACAGCCCCGCTCGGTCCTTCTCATGCTCGAGCTGCTGCAGGATGTTCTTCTCACCCTTCATGCCGAGCAGGCTGCCCAGCTTGGTGTTGAGGCTGTCTCCGCTAAAGCCGCTCTTTTTCAGCGCCGGCACGATCTCGTCCAGCAGGTACTGAAGCGGGTTGTTGGCGAAGTTCGCTGCGTTCGTCATACCCGTCGCATCCACACTGGTGATGCGCCCCGCCTTGTCGCGATGCACGGCCTTCGGGTCCAGCAGCTTGACGCGCTGCAGCTCGTGCGCAACGGTGGCGGACATGTTGCCTGCCGCCCAGCCCTGGAGCGCCGACATGGCATCCACGCCGGCCTTCGAGCCGCCATTGGCTTGCATGAACTGCTTCAGCCCAAACGCTGTTGCCTCAGACGGCTTCAGCGCGCCAGAAAGCTTGCCGCCCTGCATGGCCTCCAGGTAGTCCTTCGGCAGCACACCGCCGCCGCTGGCCAATGCTGAGTTGACCAGCATGTCGAAGGTCTCTTCCACCTTCTTCACGTCGATCTTGCCGTCTTTGCCGATCACGCCGTCGCGCATCTGCGCAGCCTTCAGCGCAGTCAGCGCCATGCTGTCGAGTTGCGCACCGTCTTTGACGCCGGTTGCCGCCCCAAACGCTGTTCTCGCCTGGGCCAGCAGTTTCGTAACGTCCTGCGCCTGGGCCGAGCTCTGCAGAATGGTCTGCGCCCCACCAAACAATTGCCCGACATCCGTGAGCGACATGCCCTTGACGTCCAGGCCTTTGAGGAACTTCTCGTTCGCCGCTGCAGCGCCTGGGTCGAAGCGGCTGATGCGCTCAAGCACCGCGTGGTACTTCGATGCGGCGTCCACCTGCTTGTCCCACATGTGGAGTGTTTCGTTGCCCGCCCTCGCCAAGCCGCTGCCGAAGTCCATCAGCTTCTTGACCTTCTCCAGCCGGGTCTCCAGCTTCTCCGCACCCTTGTTGACGGATTCGAATTGCGCGGCGATCGCCACCAACCCACGCGAAACGTTATCCACCAACGCAATCTGTATTCCAACCTTGTAAGCATCGAGGCTCATAGGAATCCTTCATCTGTTGAGGCCACCGATCTCACGTGTGTGCGTTTGCGGTGGACACACTCTGGCGGCCCTCCAGAACCGCCGCCACCGCATCGCCCACGCTCTTTTGCAACGCATCGGCCTGCTCATTCGCCACCACACCCAGCAACGGATGCGGTGGCGCCTGCGCACTGCCAAGCTCTTGAGCGACAGCCTGTGCGGCGTTGGAGCCGATGGCCGCCTCCAACCCCTTGACCGTGTGGCCGATGGAATCGCGCAGCGCATTGACGCGCGCCGCCTCGGTGATGCCGGCGGCCGCTGCGCTCTCCACCGCCTTGGCGCGGGCCGCCTGCTCCATTGCCGCAGCGGCTGCGCCCAGCCCCTGCGACAACGCCTCTGGCACCCGCGCCTCCAGCTCGGTCAGGCGACGCGCCATCTCTGCTAACGAGAGGTTCATTCGCGCTCCTTGAAAGACATCGTCTTCAAATCAAACTCCGCGCCATGGAATTCGCTGCATTTGATGGCCATCGCCTGCCGCATGGTGTCGTCCAGTGAAAACGCCACGTCGAACGGAACACCGTTATGCACGAGCCACATCGCCTCGTGAAACGGGCCGTTCGTCAGGAGTTTTTTAGCTCGGACTCCGAGGCGGCAACGTTGATGAAGCTGGCCGCCACACCACGCTGCGCGGCTTCGTTGCCCTCTTCGCCCAGGCGTTGGTACAACGCACGCAGCTGCGCTTCGGAGGCCGGCGTCGGCACCGGCTCGCCATCAATGGCGGAGACGAACTTCAGGTGCGCCACCTCGGCCAGGTAGAGCATGTTCAGTTCGCTGCCGCCCGCGGCCTTGGCAAAGTCCAGGTTGGCCAGCGGGCCCGGTTTGCGCAGCGTGATCTTGCGGCCCAGCGCATCGTCCACCACCACTTCTTTCACAGCGGACTTGATGAGTTGTTCGGAGGGCTTGATCGGCGTAATGGTCACGTTGGTCATCAGGACACCTTGATGCGGCGCGAGGCCACGAAGTTGACGGATTGCTTGATGGTGGCGTCGCCCGCGCGGTTGCCGGCATCGGCCAGCGTCATGAGCACGCCGTCGTAGCGGAACTGCGAAACCGAGCCATTCGCTTCCTGGATCGTTTCGTAGATCTGCGCAGGCGCTTCGTTCACGCCGGCGTAGTAGCCCGCTTCGAGTTGGGCGAAGTAGTTGTCGAGCGTCGCGTCCTGGCGCTCCACATCGAACGAGCCCGACCAGCCGTCGAAGAAGCGGATGTGGTCGGTGATGCCATCGAGGCGCTTGACGCGCACGTCGGTCACATCCTGCTTGCTCTTGAACGCGGTGATCTTGTTCGGCTGCAGCGTGCCGTTGGCGGTCTGGATGACCAGCGTGTAGTCGCGACCGACGGAGTAGCCTTGAATCGGCATAACGTTCTCCAAAAAGGAAGGAAATGGCCCCGCGCCATGCGAGGCCAGAAGGTTGATTGATTAAGGCGTGATGCGTTACTGGTTCGCGGTCGAGGTGCGGATCACCGTCGCCTGCGAGCCTTCCACGTTCACCAGGAACTTCTCGATGACCGACAGGTAGACCACCTTCACGTCGGCCTGCATGTAGCCCAGTGCTACGCGGTTCATCGGGTTGTTGTTGGCATCGATCTGCACCGAGAACGCCGGGCCGCCATTGACCGCGCCGATCATCCCCTGCTGCTCCATCGAGCTGAGGAAGTTCGACAGCGTGGCCGCCGCCTGCGCGCGCACCGTGGCCGACTGCAGCTGACCAACGTACTTACCCATGCCCGCGTTGATCGTGCTGGCGATGTAGTTGGTCATGCGCGTGTAGTTGTCGCCTTGCGTGAGCGCGTTCGAGCTGGTGTTGTGGCCCGCGCGGCAACCGAAGTACGCACCGCCCGGCACCGGGTTGGTGACGACATCGATGCCTGCTTGGATCAGCGCCTGCAACTCGGCCGAGCTGTAGCTCTGGTTGGCGAACGTCTTCTGCGTGCCGACCACGCCGTAGATCGGCTTGTTCAGGCTGCTGTTCTGCGG